GGTTGGGGGGTTGCATATCTACCACAGATTGAAAACATTACAGGTTTAACTGACAGTTATAGTGTTGCATTCTTTTCAAGACATACTCAAACATTTTACCAACCATTTCTTCAGACAACTTATGATGATTTAATAAAAGATGATAGAAACATATTTTTAAAGAGTCAAACAAACAAACTTTATTTATACATCTACCAAAACGGTGATTTTGTTAATTTAGATTCGGACCCGATTGTTAGAATTGAGGATAGAAACGGTGATGCAGTTGCTGGTATGGCAACATTATCAACTTGTTTAAGAACAAAGGGAATCTACGAGGTAATTGTTCCTAACGGATTTTCAGGTTCACCAACACCATGTTTATTTTATGATGTATGGTCAGGTTTAACTATCAATGGTCAACCACTTCCAAATGTTACAAATCAATTTACATTACAACAATATACTGCAGGAATCCAAATTGGTTCTACATCAAGAGACCCATCTAAATTTGGATTTGATTTCTATGGTATATTACAAAATGAACAAATTCTTAACAGTGACATCAGAAAGGTTGGTGTTACAATTAAAAAAGCGTACACAGGTCAGGTTCTATTGGAAAACATTTCTGCGTTCTACAGAGTTTATGTTAGAGAGGGGACAACTGAAGTACTTGTTCAAGATTGGACTCCAATCAATAGAACACCAAATGAGTATTACTTTATATTTGATATGAGAGATAAAATACCTAATCAATATTATGTTGACATTCAAGTGAATACTTCAGGTGAGAAAGATACTTATAAGAAACAATTAACCTTTAATATAGTAAATAAAAAACAAAATTATCCTACAATATAATGAAAACAGTTAAATTAAGAGAGTCAGATATTACACGATTAGTTAAAAGAGTATTATCTGAACAAGAAATTGAAAACTCAAACTATATGTTCTTTTCTAATTTAAAACAAATGAAAAGACAAATTGAAATGATTATGGAAATGGACCCAAACATGATTGATGATATTATTCAAAATGGTCATGATTGGGCTGATGACCACATCTCAGAAGCAAAAACTAACATAGACCAAGTTTTTGATTTCTTAAAAAATGAAATGGATAGGGAATCTCAATATATTGATTACGAAGATATTCAAGAATCAAATGAAATAACCGAAAAAACTAAAAAGAATGTCCCTACAAATCCTTCATTATGGAAAAAGTCCTTGTCTTGGGCAAAAAGTAGATACAAAGTTTGTCCCAGTGCATATTGTAACGGAGCCGCAGCAAAACATTATAAAAGTTTAGGTGGTAAGTGGAAAAAAAAGTAGTTGTTTAATTAAAATTAAATCAATATCTTTGCTCTATGGGAGAAAAAATAGTTGGTAACATACCAAAAATACTTTATAGGGTTTATTTAATATTAAAAGAAAGGTTTGACCCCAAACCTGTTGTTACCGATGAAGAAAAGACATGGTCTGAGGTCTGTATGAAATTGATGGACAATCCAACCACAAAGGTTTTCGATTATCTTGAACAAAATCAAAAATTCATCATTAACGATGAAAAAAGAACATATGTCATCATCGAAGGTAAATATGTTTCAATAATCAATCCCGAACATAGTTTTACAACTTATATCGATGGATACGAAGTTTATGGGAAAGTTATTGAAAAATTTGATGGTATCGTACAGAAAAATAGAATTGACCTAATAGAGAACTTAAATAAAGAACATAAAAATTCTTTAGATAAAATTATTAATTCTTTGGATTAAGTTCTTCAACAAGAACTCTTTTAATCGTATCTCGTAACGACTCGTTTTTAGGTTTATAAGAAACCATCTTTGGTTTATTACCCGTACCTGTTTTAGAATGAGTTTTTTCGGCCTTTCTTTTTTGTTGACAAGCGCTTTTCTTTTCAGAGTCACTCATTTTAGATGCAACTCCTGCTGCACGACATTTAGGATATCCTTTGTCTGATGCTTCAGGTCTACCACAAGGTGGATGTTTACCATCAACTTTACGACAAATATTAACCCAAGGACCTTTAGGTTGTTTACTACCTTTTGGTTTCTTTTTTGTTCCAAACCAAACTGCCAAATCTTCCTTAAGTGGCTCAACAGCTTGATTGATTAACTTTTCAGGTGCCTCAATATCACCAATATTACTTCCTTCGTCATCGTTCTGACCGGTATAAAATTGTTTTAAATACATATCAACTCTTGATAATAATTCTGTTTTATCTTCCATTCTTTCTCTTTCTTCAGGAGTTTCTTTGAAATCTCCATCAGCTTCTTCATAAGCCAATTCAGCATTAGTATATTTGTAAACAGGTTCATTAAATGGTGCCAGTTGGTTTTCTTTCCAATCTTGGGGGGCAAGTACAATTGGAACTTTAAAATGTCCCGAACTTCCTGAGCCGGTGGCTTCACTAATTCTATTTCTTTTCATATACTTATACAATAAATATATCAATAATAACTTATGGAACAACCAAAACAACCAATAGCACATCTTTTTGAAGAAGTTGCAATATATAAACCTGAGGACATTGATAACTTGATTGATAATTTAACTGAAGAGCAGGCAAAATTTATGTTGATACGAGCAGTTCAAATGGCATATAAAAATGGTTTATATTCACTAACAGAATCTGAAATAGTTTCAAAATCACTCAGAACATTAAAATAAAAAAAGGGTCTCACGGGACCTTTTTTTTTATAATTTATTTCCACAAGACGGACAAAATTAAAGGTTTATTTCATGGAAACATTTATTAAACAATTAAATTTTAGTTGAACATCCAGGACAAAATTTCCAATTTGACCTAAGCGAATTGCCACACTCAGTACAATACTTCTTTAAATCTTTACCTCCAATTGGTTTTGTCCCTAACGGTAATAGTTTTAAACTAATTTGGTGTGCGACCATATATTCAAAATTTTGGTATGAGTTGTTAAATTGTTGATTTGATTTTTCACCTTTTTCAACTCTACCTGTTTCAATGGTATTATTAACAGATGTCGTGTTAGAATGATATTCAAAATTACCAACGCCACTGGTTGTTGTAAAAGTCCTATTACCCGTATAATATGGTGAACCTATATTGATACCTGCCCAACCATTTGACCAACCTCCATTAGATAGATGTGGATAAATTGTTACTGTTTGTTCATTATAGAACTCAATTCTAACATCCCCATTTAAATCAATTGCGGACTTGTTTTCCGACGTATCTTTTACTTCGTAGGTACTGAACTCAAACTTGTTATTTGAGTCAAGGAATCGTTCTAAAAACACTCTTTGACCTGGTTTAATAACAACACCACTTGTGGAGATGTATTCACCATTCAATTTAATTTTACAGAGAACTGATTTTTGTGTTGGATTATGAATTTCAAATTCAAAATTGTCTTTGTCGTTAAGAAATACGACATGACCATTGTAAACTTTAAGACGCGACTTTTTCTTTGTGATGTGAGCAGTCGGTTTACTCACGTTAGTTGTTGTGTAATACATTTTCTTTAATTTTATAATAGTTAATGACTATGTTACCAATACCTTCGTGTCCGTGAACACTATACAGCTTGTTAGGGCTGGGGACCGATAAACTAAAATCTAAAAATAAATATATTTGATTATAATTTCTTGTAAATAAAAAAAGGGACAATTTCTTGTCCCTTTTAGTGTATTTGTTAAAGAATAGATTATCTCAATTCTCTTAAATCAAATGTTCTAACACCATCTACAGTAATTCGTCCGTAAAATCTGTTGTTCACCATTTTTTTAGCGTATCTAGTCATGATACCTTTGATTGGTGTAAAGTTAAACGGATTGTACATTGTAGGTGTTAATTGTAGAGGTACATACGGTGCGTAGATGTAACCTGTGTCTAACAATGATGTTCCTTTGTGTCCCATTAACACTTGGTTTGGTGGGAAGTAAGGGTCACGGTAAACTTGGTAACGACCAGCTAATGTACCAACTCTTTCAATACCCATGTTGTATTGGTCTTGCTCAGGAGCCGCGTTTGATACGTGGAAATATTCCAAATCATCAAAGATAGCACTGATTTCAGAAGAAACAACAATCCAGTTTGCTCCACCTCTTAATGTAGATTTGTGGATTTGTGCTGAAATTTGGTTGATTGCTGTGATTAAAGTTTGGTTCCAATCTTTTTGAGTGTAAGGAACTGCACTTGAACCCAAACGTTTCCAACCGTTGTAGTCCCATCTTAAGTTCCAAGCTGCACCTTTACGTAAATCTCTTAAGATTTCACGGTCGATTTCAGCTGCAACTTGCTCAGATAATAAAGCTGTTAATTCAGCTTCAGCATCGATGTTGTGGAATGCCGCAACGTCTTGTGCCATTTCTGGAGACCATTGAGCTCTTAATTTTCTTTCAGTTACAGAAACTGTTACTGACATAAGGTCAAACGATACCTCACCGATTTTATCTTCAAACTCTAAGTTTTTGTAGATTCTGTAAGAAGCTTGGAACGCAGTGTTAGAAGTAGTGTTTGATGAGAATGTTGAACCTGTGTAACCGTCCATAGAACCACCACAAGTAATACATACTGGTACTTGTAAATCAACCTCTAAGTAGATTTTACCTTCAGCATCACATAAGTTGTCATATTGACCACCACCTGTTTTACTTTCAGGGAAAGCTAAAGTTGAGTTATTGTTACCATACTCAACAATACCTTTACCATATCTTTGAGTTACAACTCTAAATAAGTAAGGGTTAGTTGTGTTAGCAGATGTATACCAGTTAGTTGAAACTCCTTTGATTGTTAAATCAGCTAAGAAAGATTCGTTGTCCATTGGTTGACCATCAGGACCGATTAATTTACCCGCTCCATCAGCTGCGAAACCTGACATAACGATTAATACTTTTCTGTAATCAGAAGTTGAGTAATTCGCAGGTTCTAAAATACTACCAGTCCATTGAACAGTTACAACTGATGTAAGAGGTGCTGTTACCGCTGACCATTGACCTTTTGAATAGTCATATAAACCTGGTGGGTCTAAAGCTGGTTCGTTACCTTCGTAGAATCTATCGTAAAGGTCTTTTGTTAAGTTATAGTTATAACCACTGTTTGGAGTTTGCGCATCAGTAGCGTTTGGTGCTCCGTAAGGTGCGTAGTGACTACCACCGTTAGCTGTTTCAGTCTCGTAAGATTGAATGTTAGGTACAAAGTAGAATAATTTACCAATTGGTAAGTTCATTGCTTGTACTGAAACGATGTCGTTTGCTAATAATTTAGAGAATACACGTCTAACGATTGGGAAAACCACCGTTTCAAATGCACCTGTGTCAGATGTAGATGATGCTTCATTGATTAAGAATGATGCTTGGTTTTCGTATAATTGTGCTACGTTTTCTCTCATGTGACCTTTAAGACCTTCTAAAAAGCCTAATTTGTCCCATTTGTTGATTGTGTCTTCTTTGATAACTTTAAGGTGCTTAAGACCGATGTTACCGACAAGACCTGATTCTAATAATGCTCCCATTTTAGTATTTGTTTTGTTTTTAGTTTATTTTAGTTTATTTTAATTTGTTTCTTTTACCCTAATTTACCCATTAAATCTTTCATTCTTAAGAATTGAGGATTTTCGTAAGTTTTTGATTCAATTAGAGTAGTTGATGAACCTGTAGTTACTGTTTTATTTAATTTAGCACCTACTGATTCAGTAATTGATTTTGTATCCACATTAGATAATTCGTCTTTGATTGACTTGTAAAGATTTTTAGATTCTTTTAAAGTATCAACATCGTCAAATCTTCTTAGGATATTTATTTTTTCTTTTTTAGTAGTTGAGTGTTCTGTGAACAATCTTGTAGCGTAAGCTAAGTTTGAATTGAAGATTGCAACTTCATTAAGTTTTTCTCTGAAAACATTTAATGCCTTTCTGTATTCTTCATTCTTT